TTCCTTTTGTGCTATTTCATCAAGGGCTTGCATTACATCTTCAGTAAAGTAGGTGTCTGGTTCAGAAAGGATCTGTTTTGCGTATATCTTTTTGCCTCCAATCTCATATCTTCCTGCGACATTCTTCCAGAGTCCCCCAATCTCACCCAATTCCAATAGACCATAGTAACGGTCAAGACCACGATCATCGTAAAAGAGACGAATCGAGACATCTTTATTTTCTTTAGTTAACCTACTTTTTGCCGTCTTAGCTTTAATAATGTTACCAACAACTTCCTTCTGATCCTTTTCTTTTTTCTTTGAAAGATAAATGATCGTAGACGAGGCATATTTGAGACCAGAGCCTCCTCCCATTTCTTTAGTAGGGACATAGGAACCAATGACATCATAGGTATGATTTGTTACTATAAGTGGAATGTTTGCTTGACCAAGTTTTAAGGTGAGCATTCTAAAAGCACCCTTTACAAGTTGGGATTTGGTCATGTCCCTGACTTGTTTGTCATCTAGTGCGTCTCTTATTTCTTTCTCAGTAGAAAGCATTCCAAGAGAATCTAGCACAAACATACATGGTTGACGATCCTCTATGGGCATATTGATATATTTATCAACTGCCTTTAGTGCCTTAGTACGAAACTCTTCAATTGTTACTACATTTACAACAACAAGTCTCTTTAAATCTATACCACGAGATTCAAGTAATGGTTTGTTGACGGCAGCTTCAGTATCGAAATAAAGACAGTAACCATCAGGATTAGAGTCCAGAAAATTCTTGACAACTGCGAGGGAGAAGAAAGTTTTTCCTGTGCTACTTTCACCAGCAATAGCAGTAATCTTGTTGCTAGATACACCCCCAAATATAGAACCTGAAATGAGTCCGTTAAAAATGTACGAACCTGTGTCCACATATTTTTCAGTCGATTCAATGTCGTCTGCGAGTTGGGTGTATTCATCACCAATTTCCTTTACAATATCTTTTAAAAAATCCATAATAGTTAAACAAAGAATGCCTCCAGACTTGCTGTTTTCTCAACTTTCCATCCAATAGAGGTTAGAATAATCTTGAGTGGTTCGACAAATGATTTCTCAAATTGTAGATCATGATCTATGTAGTTGTCAAGTTTAAATTCAGGAGGTAAATCCTGAATGAATGAAATGATGTTTTGTTGAAACGGATTGGGTGTCTTAAGATAGCAAAACTTAATTTTTTCACCATTCTGGATGAGTGAATATTTATGTGTCAGATTCCTAGTCTTTACCAGATAATTGAATAACAATGCACCTCTTGCATGTATAGGAACTCCAATCTTTCTACCATTAATATCATGCTGATCTTCACCATACTTGTATTTTGTTATTTCAGATATGGATCTTGGAAAAGAGATTTCTTCTGGTGGTAGTTTCTTAAATTCTTTTCTAGCATTTTCAATAAACTTTTGAACTTCATCTTCAGTTCCATTCATCATAAGTTTAAGAGCATCTTTGATCATCTTGCGACATGGTGCAGGTGTAGATGACTTGACTGCCTCAATACCCATCATCTTTAGTTTGGGTTCTTCATATCTGACACCCTCACTATCCCATACATTGAGGATGTATCTCTTCTTAGCAGTCCATATACCACGTTCTGCGATGTTCTCACGTTTCATGAACATCTTCTGATCATATGCGTTTACATATTTCGCCAACGTTTCGTAAGAATGTTCAATATAAGGCTCAAATTCAGTTTCGCACACCTTGTTAAGGAAGCTAACGATAGACGAATTAGTAGTCTCTCTTCCTTGGTATACACGGTCAACCAAAGGACCAAGATTAAGGTAGATGGAATCAGTATCCGAAGCAATAACGTAATCAATGTCATTTGTTTTTAATATACTGTTAATTTTCTCATTCATTTTATTTTCTATCCAACGGATAGAGACTTGCCCACTTAAGGTAATGGCTTCAGCATTAGCCAATTTGTAATATCGAAAATACTGATTCCCAATAGCACCATAAGCACTGTTAAGAGATATCTTCTTTGCCATTTGAATATTGTTGCATCTAGAAATTTCCTTAGATAATTTATTAGAAGGTGTCTTTTCATAATCCTGTTTTGCCTGTAACATTCTCTTCTTAAAGATGACCCTTTCTTGGTACATCTTATCCATAAGTTCAGGAAGGAATCCTCGCACATCCTTCCTATACTGCGCTCCATTTGCACAAACTGCATAATCTCCATTAATTTCAACCTTCTGTTTTAAGAACCCCTCAACGCTCGCGCTGGGATGTCTAGTTTCCCTGATGGTCTCTGGGGAAATATTGTACTGCATAATAAGATGAGGATACAGACTGTTGAGGTCAAAACTAACAACCCAATCATACTTGCCTGGTTTCGGTTCCTTGACATAAGCACCTGCGTATTTTTCATTCTTTTGATTCCTATTCTTAGGAGGAATTACTATGTCCCTCTTTTTCAAATAGTTATAGATTATGTTGTCCCACATCCTCACCTGATAGAACACATCTTTATAATTCACCTTAGCATCATATGCCATAGTGATTGCGAGTTCAATCAGTTTCATCTTGTCTTCCAAACGGTCAACAAGTTCTACGTCAATTATATTATATTCTATATATTTTTGCCAGTTTTGTGTATAGAAATCTTTAAAGGTTTCAAACTCAGAGTGGTCTAACTTCTTCTGTCCCAATTCTACTTGAGCAATATAATCCAATCGATAAGATTCTTGTGCCTTGTAAGTAAACTTCTTATAAAGATCAAGATAATCTAACTGAGAAAGACCACCAACATCAAAGTAATTTTGTTTTCTACCTTTTATATAAATCTCATTCTCAGTTACCAATCCCCAAGGAGACATCCTTTTCATTTCTTTCTCACCAAGAACTCGTGTGAGTCTCTTACAGATATAAGGAATATCATACATTTCGATATTCCACCCAGTCACAATATCAGGTGCATACTGATCCCAATAATCAATAAATCTTTGAAGTAGAGTCCACTCATTGACACATTCAATGTATGTAACATTCTTTTGCTTTACTTCAAAAGGATGCAAACCCCAAGTAACTATCTGTTTTGTATTATAGTCCTGAATACTAATAGCTAATATTTCTTCAATTGCAGATTCTACATCAGGGAATCCATTCTCCGATGCAGTTTCAATATCAATTGTGCATATTTTTATCTTAGAACTATCAAATTCTATTTCATCTTCTGGATATTTTTCTGATATGTATTGAGAAACATACCTATCATTACCATAGATTTTAAAATTATCTACGTCCTCATATTTCTTATAAAACTCACGACAGTCACGAATAGATCCTGGTTGGATGGGTGAAACATTTTCACCCTCCAAAGTTTTAAATTTTGATTCTTTAGGAGACGGGACAAAAAGAGTAGGTCTATACTCCTCTTTAAATTTGTCACGTTTACCATCTTCATAACAACGAACAAGGAACTTGTTCCCAATCATCTGCACGTTAGTGTAGAATTTCATTTAATCAAGTTTTGATATTTTTCAAGTATAGTGGGTTTTGGTTCTGCAATAGTTAATATCTTATCAGAAGATATCATAAATGTATTATCATTAGAATGATTCAATAACCAAGGAGTTAAAGTCTCATCACTATTATAAACAAATGGTTCGATTAGTTTGCAATCAGGTTCTCCAATCTCAACACCAACCTCTTCGATCTGACTCACTAATATCAGATCTGACATTAAAACAATTAATTTAATCACTAGATTTTAATTCCTCTACTTCTTTTTTTTCTTTTTCTAATTCTTCAATGTCTTCAGGTTCTAGACCACCATCTGGTCTACCCTTTTCCCATGCACCATTTTCACCTAAAACATTCTCTCTGTATATTTTGTCTGCTTTAGCAACTGGTTCTACAAATGTAGTTACATGATCTAAAGGAATAGCTATATTTTCTTGTTCAGTAAGTGGAATCCAAGGATGCATCTTCAAGTCATATGTTTTGACTCTTTCTCCTGATAAAAGAGGAACTTCCCTTTCATTCAATTTTATGACGCAAGGTTTGAAAAATGTGTAACCAATTAGATTACCATCATCAGATTTCATATCAGTAACTTTTGATATTACTTGATCACCAGATCTAAGTACTGCAATTTGAATTGACATAATTTTTGTTTACCTTTAAATATTTTAGCAAAAAAATAAGGGATCGTCAAGATCCCCTTTTATACTTATCTTGTATAC